AATTATATATAAATTGTAACAATAAAATAGAGATTGTTGCACAAAATATAAAGATTACTTGTCCAAAAACAGAGATTATTGGAGATATAGATGTAACTGGAATAATTGATATAAAAGGAAGTGTAAATGCTTCTGAAGAAGTAAGTGCAAAAGGTATAAAACTATCTGAACATACACATTCAGGAGTAAAAGCTGGTGGAGATATTACAGGAGGTCCTCAATAATGATTATTGGAAGTTTAGGTAATTTCATATTTATGGCAAGTTCTTTATATACAAAAACCTTTAATTCATTTTCTTGTTCTTCTTCAGCACGATGGATTGAACATAAAATTATTGGAGAAAAACCTAAATTACAATTTGATGGTGTAGATTTAAAGCAAATTGAACTATCAATTCACCTTAATCGTTTTTTTAAAGTTGATATTCCAAAAGAAAAAGAAAAATTAGAAAAATATATGGAAGAAGGTAAAGTATTAAGGCTCATAATTGGAGGAGAAAAGATAGGTAACTATGTTATTACTAGCCTTAATGAAGAGCATAAAGCATTTAATGCAATAGGTAAAGTAACTAAAATGGATATAAAGGTGAGTTTAAAGGAGTATAACTAATGGAAATTCTTTTAAATTTTGAAGAAGAAAAAAACTATATTTTCAAAAAAAATAAAGCTACAGAAATTGTACAAAATATTGAAAATATTGTGTCAAGAATAAAAGGAAATGTGGTTTTAGCAAGAGAAAAAGGAATGGATATTAATAATGTAGACAAACCTTTTGAACTTGTAAAGGCTGAGATAATTGCCAATTGTATGGAAGAAATAGAAAAAGAAGAAAAAAGATTTGAAGTAAAAAATATTGAAATTATTGAAATGCAAAATATTGCAAAAATGAAAATAAAGATTACAGGAGAGGTGAAAGATGAATAACGATTTTTCTTTCATTGAGCTAGATGTTAATGAAATAAAAAAACAAATAAAAAATGGATATGAAGAAATAATGCAAGTTAAAATTCAAACAGGAGATGCTATTGAAGATTTTATTGATTGGGTAACATATATATTATCACTATCAAAAAATCATATGAATTTTATAGGAAGAATGAATTTATTACAATATTCTGAAGGAAAATATCTTGATGCATTAGGGGCTCTGGTAGATGTTAATAGAATAATAGAAAAAGAAGCTGAATGTACTGTTGAATATATATTTTCTAAAATTTTTGATGAAAAAAAAGTTATTGAAAAAGGGCATAAAATTGCAAAAGGAAATTTATATTTCGAGAGTATCGAAACAGTAACATTAGAAATAGGTAAAAGAACTGCAATAGGTAAGGTAAAATGTCTCTCAACAGGTTTAATAGGAAATGATATTGAAATAGGAGAAATTAATACTATTGTAGATGATATTCCTTATTTACTTTCAGTATCTAATATAACAAAAACAAGTGGTGGAGCAGATAGAGAAAATGATGATCGTTACAGAGAAAGAATAAGATTAAAGCCAAAAGCATTTTCAGTTGCAGGTCCACATGGAGCTTATTTATATTATGTTTTAACCTCACATCAAGATATTACTGATTCTTACATTTATACCCCAGTTATAAATCCTGGTGTAGTTAAAATAATTCCTTTAATGAAAAATGGTGAATTACCTAGTTCTGAAATATTAGATTTAATTAAAGAAAAGCTAAAAGATGATGTAAGACCTTTGACTGATAAAGTTGAAATTGAAAAACCAAAACAGTCTACTTATAACATTAATGTTAAATACTGGATTAAAAAAACTAATATGCCAAATTTGGTAAAAAAGAATATAGAACTAGCATTAGAAGAATATATTGCTTGGCAAAAAGAAAAATTAGGTAGAGATATAAATCCAAATAAATTAATTCAATTTTTAATTACTGCTGGGGCAAAAAGAGTTGAAATAGAAAGTCCTACTTTTACTAAATTAGAAAAAGATACTGTAGCTATTGAAAGTCAAAAGACTATTAAATATCAAGGAGAAGAAGATGAGTAAATTAATGGAAGTTAATTACCAGGATATATTCCCTGAGAATTTAAAAAAATATAAAAATTTAAGAACTCTTTCAAAAAAATTTGAGGATATTTTTAAAAAATATATTATCAGTAATATTGATAACTTAGCTTTTATTTACAATCTTGATCTATTAGATGATAGAACACTTGATGAAGTAGCTTATTATTTTAATATAGATGATTATAATAGTGCTTTAGATAGAGAAATAAAAATAAAGCTAATAAAATCTGCTTATTGGATACATTCAAAGAAAGGGACAAAAGAAGCTGTTATATCTCAATTAAAAATATTAAATTATAAAATAGATATAAAAGAATGGTTTGAATATGGTGGGAAACCTTTTACATTTAGACTTATAACAGAAAATGAAAGTAAGGATAAAAACTGGTTAAAAAATGTTTTATCGCTTATAGAGGAGTATAAAAATGTTAGGAGTATTCTTGAAGCTTTTTATTCATTAAAAGAAAAAAAATATAACTATTATGTTGCAGGATATAAAGAAGTATTTATATCAGCCAAAAAAGTTAATGCTGGAGAAGATAGAGATATAAATAAAAATATATTCTTAGGAGCATATAAGCAAATTAGAAAGGAGATTATAAAATGAAATTTAGTGGATTAACTAAAAAAGGAAGGGTATATTTGGCAAAATGTCAAGCTGCTTCTACTCCAATTCAATTTACAAAAATAAAATTTGGAGATGGAAAACTTACAGATAATGAAAATCCAGCAGATTTGACAGATATAAAAAATATAAAAGTAGAAAAATCAATTTTAAGTAAAGAACCAAAAGGGGATGCAGTTGTATTAACAACTATTATAGATAATGTTTCACTTGGACAAGGATATTTTCCAAGAGAAACAGGAATATATGTATTAGATGAAGGTGTAGAAATTTTATATTTTTATATGAATGATGGTGATGAAACTTCTTGGATTCCACCTGAAGCTGATGGACCACATAGAATGGAAATAAAAATTAATTTAATATCATCCAATACAGGCTCTGTTATTGTTCATAATGATGGTAAAGACTTATATATCACAAAAGAGTACTTAGAAGCAAATTACACTCAAAAAGGCGAATATGATGGAACAGCACAGAGTATCGAAGATAGAGTTGTTGCAGCAGTAGGAAAAGAAGATGGAAAATTTCCTCTAACTGAATCTATGGCTGGTAATATATATTATTTTCCAGGAAATAAAAAATTTTACTATTGTTTAAAAAGCCAAACTAGTAGAGTGAGTGTTCCAAATGCAGATTTTGAAGAATTGTCTATTTATCAAAATCGTAAGAAATTGGAAAATTTATTCAAAGTAGAAAATAAAGATGTAACAAGTAGAGTAACAAATTGTAAAAATGCAGCTTTAAAAAAAATTAAAATAGATAGGCTTTGTATTATGCAATTTACAATAACTTCTGAAGCAGCTGCTAGTATAAATAATAAATGTACTCTCTATTTTGATGAGTCTTTTACAGATACTCCTTTTGTTGTATTAACTGATAATAATTCTGGAACTAACCAAGTTACAAGTCCTTCATTAGATTGGGCTGAAACAACAAGAATTACAGTGTCTAACTTTGCTGGAAGTTTTACATTAATGGCTATCGGATATATTTAGACTCTAGCTATAATTAGAAACGATATAGTAACCATTTCTGCATTAGATAAATTAGATCTTATAGACAATTTGCTTGAATTACTCATTTTTGCAGAAAAAGTCTTATCAACAAATTTTTGATTAGTTTCTCTTAAACTGCATATTATGTTAGCATATTGCCAGTTCGGAATTTCTCTTTGGAGTATAAAATCTTGCGTATAACTAGAAGAACCATTATATTGAAAAGTTCCATAATAAATTACTCTCCCAAATAACTCAAAATAACCTGAATTTTGTTGATTATAATTATCAGTTTTGATTAGATTTTCCACAGTGGAAAATTTCATTAAAGTTAAAAATAATAAAATATTTACAATAGGTAATATTTGTATAGAAACCATAAACTGTACCCCTAATATAGCAGGAGTTAGAACTGTAAAAATTGAGAGTGACTTTAAAAATATATTTAGTATATTTCTAACTGGATATATCACTGAAGGACAAAATGCTGAACATCTTATGAGACAGGTAGTTCATGATTATTATTCTAAAATAGTAGCAACTAAACAAGTTAGATTATATGCTGCAGGAAACCAGTCTATAGAACTAACTATAATAGGAACTATTTAAAAATTTTAATTCCTTAAGAGTATAAAGAAATCAACTTTACAAATACCATTTTGGACATTTCCACTAGTTGCATCTAGAGTAGAAAAGTCTAAATTATCTCCACTATGTATAACTGCAACAGAACAATTATCTTTTTTAGCAGTAGCCATAACTATAGAATTTTTGAAACTAAAACCATTAGCTATTAATGTTTTTGAAGCAGTAGCTCCTTTAGTTTCTAAAGAACCTATAACAATTTTTCTATTTAAAATTGTTAAAACATCATAATCAGTTTTATATTCAATTTTATACAAATTTTCCATTATTTTAAGAATTATATAATAGACCTATCAAAATTAGGAGGTTTATATATGCAATTAAAAGTATTAGAAAATTTAAAGAAGGAAAATGTGGAGATTTATTTAGAATATTTAAACAGTTGCAAGAGTAGTAATTGGGAAACTTGGGAAACTACATATAAGACTTACTGTAATAATTTTAAGTTATTCCTGGTATGGTTTCAAAACTCTTATAAAAATAGATTATTACTTAGTAAAGATACTTTACTAGAAATGCCAACTATAATGGAAAGTTATAGAAATTATTGTAGAGGATTAGGGAATAGTAAAAGAACTTTAATGAATAAAATTACAGCTATATCAACATTTTATGCTTGGTGTGTTCGTAGAAATAAAATTAAGTATCATCCATTTTCAGAAAAATTGGATAGATTAAGATTTACTGACAAAGATAAGATAAGAAACAGTTACTTTTTAACAACTGAACAAATATTAACTGTTCGTTTATATATGCAAGTAGAAACTAAAAAATATGACTTACAAGATAGGATATTATGGGAGTTATTTTTGGATAGTGCTTGCAGAATTTCTGCTATTCATAATTTAAAAATGAAACAACTAGATTTAGAAAATGGATACTTTACAGATGTTAAGGAAAAGGAAGGCTATATAGTTAATGCCTTTTTCTTTCAAAAATGTAAAGAACTTATAAAAGAATGGGTACAGCACAGAACAGAAAATGGGATAAATATAGATTGGTTCTTTATTACTAAGTATGGAAAAATCTATAAACAGATGACACAAGGAGCTATTAGAAACAGGATTAGAAAGCTAGGGAAAATAATAGGTATAGAAGATTTATATCCCCATACTTTAAGGAAGACAGCAATAAATTTAATTAATAATCTTGCTGGATTAGGATTAGCTTCTAGTTATGCTAATCATTCTAGCAGTGGTGTAACAAGTAAACATTATATTGCAAAAGCTAATCCAATAGAGATAAGAAATAGTATTATAAATGCAAGAAAAAAATTAGGTATTTTTTAATAAAAAAGTATAGAGATTTTTAA